CATCTAAATACATACCTGTTGAGGTATCATTTAAAAATGAGAATGTAGGAAGCGCTGCAGAACCATCGGCTCCATAAAAATAAACGGCAGAGCTTTGTGAAAGAATAATCAGTTGGTTACCATCTGACAGCGCAGTGATAATACTTCCAGGGGCTAAAACAGTGGGGCTTGCCATGGACCCCGAAATGCTAAATAAAATGTTATACAACGCAGTTGTTGTATCATTAATTAAAATGTACAACGCCGTTGTAGACGGCAGTATTACTTCTAAATCGGTTGTCCTTGTGCCAGATAGTGATACGTATGTTTGAATAACTGGGGCAAAAGTAACAAGACTAAATGTTGGGCCAACAATATTATCTACGTCGTATACTGCAGATGTAAACGTAACGTTTGACGGTGTCTGCAAACCAATGGTATAAAACTCACCGGTGGATTGTTGATAGAATATAAAGCCAGATCCGTTAGGCGGCACACTAACGTTAACTGATTTGTTAATTAACTCGCCAGTATCTGGAGTTAATGTTAATGTACCCGTTCCGTTGTTTCTAAATCCAATCCACCAACCAGCAGAAAGCGATGTGGATATCGGTAAAGTATACACACCATTACCGCCGGTCCAAACAAATGTATTGGCGCGGCTTGCATCAGTAATGGTTGGAGAAGAGCTAGAAGTAATTGGCGCCTGAGTGACTGCTAATTGACCACTAATAGCAGCAAGGCCGGCACCAGCCAATGAGGCAGCGTCAGCGGCGGATGTGCCAGTACCAAAGGTTACATTTTGCCATACACCAGCGTCGGTGCTGTTGTCTGATAGGTAGTAGTATTTAGATTCGCCCGGTGCAATGGATGATGATCCAGAGCCACCAAATTGGGCAATAAAGAATGTCTGTGCTCCAAAGTTACGGAACAGTATGTCAATACCGTTTGAACCCTGTGAGGCGTTTGGTAAGAATACAGTTAGGTTTGGACCAGCTGGTGTGCAGTCCATAATGCGTGATGCGGGGACCTGTACACCATTAAGAACGGCAGGCCAGTATAGTTGCGTGTTGGTACTAAAATCTAACGCATAATAAGTGACATCCGTTTGCTGGATAACGTCACCGGTAAATGGCGATACGTATGACGGCATTTATTAAGGTTCCTGTACTGTAGTATTGCGGTCAATACGACGTGAGTTGTCTTCTTTCTTGAGTGCTGCAAGGCAATCTGTATAATATGATTTCCATACCGGTAGCTTGTCAAGTGCTTTTAAGTAGCCTTGAGCTTGCAACAAAGTACCAAACAACATCGCCTGTGGTGCAATCTGTGTAAACAGATTTGTTTGATTAGTCGAGTCTAATGGTTGTACCAAACTATAGTAGATAATTTCTACTGGATAGTCATCATCTGGAGGTGGCGCAAAGTTCCAGTTATTGTAATCATACTCAGCATAAAACTTAGGCTGTCCGGGAGCAGACTCAGAGTTGTACTGCGCAATATAATCTTGTGAACGCATGACCACTGGGTTACCATTGATCTTCATAGAGATTGTTTTTCTCCAGCGCGTTGGTTTTAGTAACACTGGATCTGTAGCAGTTAATGTAGTTTCCACTACGACTAACTGTAACAATGTCTTTAACTCAGCGGCAATAGCAGACTCAGCCAAACCAATCAGGGTTGGAATCATCGCCACAAAGTCAGCGTCGTTACGCTCCATGTACTGCTGAACATCCAGTACCAAGTTATCGTAGGTTTGTACGTATGCTGTGGTCATCGTGTGTAGTAGCTAATATTAGGTTGGAAGTAAATAGGCGACTTATCGCGCTCTTCATTATTGGCTTGCATGAATAACTTGTCAGCCTGAGCTTCTAAATAACCAATACGGGCCATGTCTACGCCAGGAAGTTGAATAGATAATTTGTGAGATAAAGAGGCTTGAACAGAAGTAATCCAGCGATCTGGTACGTAGATTTCATTTGTCAATGAGCCAACATCTTCCATTTGTTTTTCAACTAAAAGTTGGAACATCTGGAAATCATTGTTTGGCACCGGCCACAAATACATCGACGGTTCAATAGTACGGTCATACCAATATTGAAGTGCGCGATTGCTTGGGAATTGTTTGTTTGGTAGATTCCAGTAGTCATCACGATTTAAGCGCGCTAATGGAATTACTTGCTGGGATGTAGAGAAAACAATCTGGCGAACTGAGAAGGTTGTTCTGACAGTTTCGCGTAGACGATAGTAAACATAGTTTGGTGTGGTGGAGATATTAAAATATACCCACTCACGATCAGCTAATGTGGTAGTTGGAAACTGCTTTACAGTCGTCCAGTTAGTACCATCATTACTGACTTCATACGCTAAGTTATAAGTTTGAGCACCATCACTATTCCAACCAACATAAAACACTGGCTGACCTTGGCCGTAGGCAAGACCTAACCAGTTTGCACCAACGGTTGATGTGGCTGTAGTATTAAGGTTTAAATCAAACGCATTGGCTGCTTGAGCATTGCTTGCTGGCAAGTAGCCAGATGCCTGGGAGTTAATAATATAAACCCAGTTAGCCTCACGAACATCAATTGTAGTCTTTGGTAAAACTAATTGCTGCTGGGCATTTAATGCACCATACAATTGGTTTTCCAAAAGCCATAGGTTGACACCTAGATTAGATAGATTTTGAAGATTATAAAACAGTGCTTGTTTAGCAGCTTGAACATACTCAGGCGTCATTTCTTCTGCTGTTTTACCAGCATCACGAAACGCGTATGAGATTAATTGGTCGACATTAATTGTTGTCTGACCAGTAGTACCTGAGTATGCCAAAATTATCTCCCGCGGCCGGCGGCGCGCTTTTGAACTTTATTAGGCAGTTTGTTAGAAGCAGGACCTGCTTTTACAAATTCTTTGCCAACTTTTTTAGGGATGCCGAGAGTTGATTTACCAGCGGCGGCTGCGTACATAGCTCCTTTTTGAGCTTCTGATTTGTACGGCATATTAAGAACAAGTCCCGCCAGTGTTCATCTTTTTAGCTTTACCACCGCATCGCATTCCCAAAGATTTTAATAAGCGTGAACCTTTTTGTTCTAATGGAGTCTTTGCTGCAAACTCAGACTCTTCCCGAAGCATTTCGCTTGGTGAACGTTTCTTTGGATAACGACGCTCTAATGAACGGCTTTCGCGCTTACGCTCGTAAGCAGCATTTTCTGCATCCATACGATCCAGATCTTCATTGCTGTAGTCTGGCATTATGAGCTTGTCTTCTTTTTTAGCCGCCTTAGGCTTAGATGGTTTTACTGCTGCAGATGGAGCAGCAGCTTGGTCTGGCGAACCAGCTTCAAGCCACTTCATCGCGCGAGCGCGTACATCATCATCAATTGAGCCACCTTCGGCATACTTACCCATTTTGCCGCCGCCGCACATCTTAGGAGCTGCAACCGCTGGCTTACCAGGTTCTTGGAGAAGACCACCCTGTTGCAATTTCTTAGGTTTGAATAGCTTGGCTTCTTTAATTCTCTTATTATCCGTTGCGTCTTTTTTAGCGCCGTATTCGCCACTAGCTTTTTCAAACTTCTTAACAGTGCCCTTTTCTTTTTTAGAACGGCCACCTTTTTTGAGTTTGGACAGATTGGTTTTTTCGCCAGGGTGCTCTTGCTTATCGTGCATCGCAATCGCTTTTTTAACGATGGCTTTATCCTGAGCCATATCAGATTTCTCTTCTGATTTGCGCTCACGCTTTTCATAAGCAGCAATAGCTTTGCTTACCGAGCCACCAGTTTTCATTTTGATAATGCGTTTGAAGTCTTCCATGGATATTCCTTGATTTGTCCTATATCTACTAATACGTTAAAACAGGCAAAAACGCCCTATTCTGAGGATAAAAACAATGCCTTCTCAGCTTGCCGACGCTTCTTTAAACCAGGGTTTGTCCAGTTCATAAAAGCATCTGCCGCTTTGACTCGATCACCTTGGTTGAGGTAATACACTACCTCTGAGCGCACCATTCGATCTGGGCCAATGTTATGGCACAGACTGTGAAGGGCATCAGCTTGCTGTCTGTTAACCATGACCTTTAGAGCCGATTCTAGGGCATCTGAGCACTTTTTTAGGTCATGGTGAAGGAGATCTATTACCTCTGCCTCAGAAAGCTCCCTATGGAGCATATAACGATCCTGTGGGCGTATTAAATGCCCTACCCCAATTGTCCACT